ATTATAACCAGTTATTTCAATAAATACATTACCGTCAGGTATATTGCTAGAACTAGGTTCACGTACAGTTATTCTGTATTCTAAAATATCTTCCGGGAAAGGTATGGTGAAATTTTTATCTTCGTCATTAAATATTCCTTGAAAAGAACTTTGCCATTCAAAACCGGGCTCGGAAGATTCTATACCTGAAGGTTTATAAGATAAATCTGGACCTTCTACGTGAGTAATACCTTCCGTAGCTAAATTTGTTAAAGAAACGGTGCCGACTAAACTGGACAATATCCTCGACAGTTAACTTTTTCACCATTCCGTAAGAAGGGGTATTAGTTTCTGATACAGCAAAAACAGAAACGTAGTAATCAGCATTTTCTTCTATTAAAAATTCAGTATGAACTTTTGAAAGTTTTTCATCAAAACTCTCTACATGGTCTTTATCTGTATAATGGATTATTTGAGTATTTATATTATTTTTATAATTATAATATTCAGTAGGAGGAACCACATAAGTTCTTGCTTGGCTAAGGTTTCCTAATCCCGGAAGAGGGTTTCCTGTGCTTTGTATTCCAATTACATAATTTATATCGTATGGGGCTTCTTCATTTTTTATTATTTGATAATTATAAGCATCATCAGCTTCGTCAAAAGTAACGCTAACTTCATAACCGGCTTGAGGTATTGTTACTTCTACAGTGTGGTAAACTGGATCTTTACCGCCAATTGCTGCGGAAAAAGCGTTACCTTTAACCACGTTAAGAGCCTGCTGTGGATGATAAAAACTTGTTTGAGCTACATTACGATAATCTCCTGTTGCGAAAAGTGGTTGTTTAACAGCCTGTGTAGATGTTAAATTAGTTGAATTGTATATTTCGTCATATTTACCTGTAGAGTAAGCTAAAGCAGATACATCATAGGTACCTTCATTCTCGGCGATATTTACAATTTTATAATTAGAATAGCTTCCACTAATAACTTCTGCGTCATTCGGATTGTTAGGTTCAACGCTCCATATTAAATTTTCACCAGAAAAACATCCGCCAGAGTAAGAAGCGCTAGTTACTTCTGATGGAAGAAGAGGCGGGATGTCATTTCCTGCAGTTTGAACACCTGTATTTGTATATCCGGTTATAACATAATTATCAAAATCAAGTTTATTACCAGTACCTCCAAAAGCTGTACCTGTATTAAAATATATTTGAGTACAAACGCCGCTCAAGTCGGATCTGTAATTTCCTGTTATAGTGTTAGTATGTGCCCCGCTAAATAATAAATTTTGGATTTGGGGTCTTCTAATTTCATTAAGGTCTCCAGTGTTAGCGTTATAAGTGGGCGTTAATAATGAAAATTTATAAAGAGTACTGCTAGTAAAATTTAAAGCTTGGTCAAGAATTATACTGTTAAAGTTATTAGCTATCACCGGAGTTACAACTGCTGCATTAGCTATAGTTGAGTTAAGGGTTAGTTGTCTGACCGCGTTTGTTCGGCCGCTATATTTTAAAGATGTTCTAAAGTTGTCATAGATTTGAATTACATCTCCGGGCATTATGTAAGCTCCCTCTTGGCCAGCAGAAAAACTAACAGTTTCTGTTTCTTGAGCTTCGCTGGATAATATCCACTTAGCAAATCGGCGAGCTTGTCCGCGACTAGTAGCGCCTAAAGCTGTAGTTTCTATTTCTCTTATTCCGTATCTTCTTACACTCTCTTCATCCTCTAAATATTCAATAGCTGGTTGAAATAAATTTTTCTTATCGTTATACCTTACTATGGCGACACTGTGGCGAGCTGTTTTTGAAGAACTAGAGTAAGTGAAGTTACCTTCTAGGACATTGGAATTATTAAATTGATAAACAGCATCTTTGTACTTGTCCTGTACTGCGAATACGTTTCCGTTCGCGTAATAGGCAATACCTAAAAATATAGAAGTTAAATCATTTAAAACTTTAAAAGCGTCTTCACGAGTAGTTATAATATAATTAATAGTAAATCGCGGTTCTAATCCTCCGTAAGTGTCAGGAACTAAGCAATCACAATATTGAGCAATTTCATACAAAGTCCATTTATCTATTCTATCTTCCTCTATATACTCTCCCAATCCATAACGAGGATTAGTCATTAAGTCATAAAAACACCAAGCAGGGTTATCAGTCCACTCCCTAACATATTCACCTTTTCTAAGGGCTGGAGCTAAGTTATCGTCTGTTCTTTTAAATTCTCCGTCCCAGCCTCCTCCTGAACCCGAATTGTTTCTTATCCAATGCTGTTTACTAGCACTGTAAAAGTGTTCACACCCTACTCGAGTTTCGACATTAGCATTCGTAGCAGGATTTGGGCTATGAGCAGAACTATTCCCATAAGTTTTAGCAATAGGGTTATAGTTATTAGGAACTTTTACCTTAATTAAACGCGTGTCGTAAGCTCTTGCTGGTATACGTCCAAAAGATCTTGCATCAAATTGAGAGTAAACCATCGCCGAATAAGGATAACGTAAAGTTGTTCCGTAGATTTCAACAATAGAATCTACGAAACTCATATTTTTTAAAAATGAAGTTAGAGACTCAGGAGTAACGCGTACTATTCTAATTCTCCAACCTTCAAATCCCGGGCTCTCTCTATAATTAAATGCTGAAACATCTATAAGGGTTTTTCTTATATATACGTCATCTACCTTACCTAGAACTCTTTCTTTAACAGGACCAAGCCATTTACCATCTCCAGTAGTATCTCTTGGGGTTACTACATTTGCTCCTGAAGTTGTAGTAGATTGTTCAAACCTGACGTCAAACATAGGTTGGTAATAAATATTGTATTCAATAGTCCGCGCTTTAGTGTCTCCAAAACCCGTAGAAGCTTTTCTACATTTTTTTAATTCTTTTGTTTTAGCATAAGTTTTTGGGCCAGATTGAATACTTTCAAATAAAGCTTGTATTTTTATATTAACTTCTATTTTAGATAATTCTTTATTTAGAACGGTATAGGTTTTTGAGTATTTATCTATTGTGACTCCGGGTTTTAAAGTGGCTGGTTTTGTATCTGTGGGGGTTGCTTCTCCCCCTTGTATTTCGGGACCATAAAGTCTTTCACCTATTTGCCGAGCTACACTTAAGTCTAAAAAATCGCTAGAGCTCATTCCAGCGTAAGTTGTCATTTCACTATTTAAAGAGGGGATATTGCCTACAGCTGATCCGTTGACTGTTTCAACATTAATGGCTGGATAATTGTAAAAACCTCCTTCGTCAACAAGAGGCACCTCATTCCAATAAACAGATTGAAGAAAGCCTAGATCTAAATTGGATGTAAGAGAGTCTCCTGTAGCTGTGTAGTTGGTAAAATCTACTCTCTGATAACCAGTCACGTTAGCTTCGCCTTGGTAAGTGTAATTACCACTTACTATACCCTCAGTCTCGCCTTCGCTTATTAAATCTACAGTCTCCGCGAATCCTCGCGATACAACATAGTTATCGCCGACTTTTACTGCTGATAAATCAGTTACTACTGGACGTGCTTCTTTTTGTTTTTTCTTGCTTCCCATTTTTTATCCTTGAGTTCCCCAAGTATCAACTTGCGACTGTAATAGTTTACCTGCATTAGGTATATTGTATAATAAACCGTATTTAGTTTCACCCCATGTATCTTTTGGCGCAATTTCTGCAGAAGCGTCAACAACATCGCTAGCAGATTGAACAACATGGCTTCCCACTAAAAGTCTTCCATAACCAACAAAAACCGGCCCTCCTTCTCGTATAGTATTTTCTGGCCCGTTAAAAAGGTAAGCTTTAGCTCCTCCTCTTTCTATTTCATTGAAATCTCCAAACTCGGGCATCGGCGTGAGTAAATTAGTTATTCCCGCTGCTACTAATCCTATGCCGCCTAATACTAGTGCTGTTCCCATAGCTCCTCCCGCTCCCATTGCAGTTACGCCCATCAAACCAAATCCACCAACAGCTATCAAAGCAACCCCTATTATAATAGTTAAGATAGACATAAAGTCATCAGAGCCTTCTATCACAGGAACTATGTCTATTGTTTTTATTTTACTGCTTGACATCGCAAGCTCTGAACATTTCAAACCTTCAATAGTATTAGGGTCTTTACCTTCTTCTATTTGGAAATCTTTTTTATTGATCAGTACTCGGTACTTTATATTTTTTTTATCGTTTTCTAATAATGATTTATAAAGTTTTTTAGAGTTACATTCTACTCCTCTTACTGCTTGGCTTACATTTTTAGCGGCCAAGTTCCATTCAGATTGCCCAAGTTGCTCGGCTAAAACGCCGTGAACTTTTATATTAACTAAATTGCTCATGTCTATATATTTTACAAATGGTTTTAGTAAGTGATTTGTTTAAAGGTTCAATACACAAATACTTGTTTCTTGGGTGATGCATAATATTTCCGTCTCCCAAAAAAACAGCAACGTGGTTAGGTCCTCTACCCTTTACGAATTCGAATACTATTACATCATGTTTTATTAAAGAGGTAGAGGGAGATAATTCTATTATTGGTAAATCGGGATTATTTTTATTCAAATCGAATAACTCTTGTATTAGTTCAGGGTTCTTTTTATGCCAGTCATCTCCTAATTTGTTTTCTCCTGAAAGATCTACTCCTAGATTTTTGTAATACTCTTTTATCACTGTATAACAATCTGACTCTCCTATTTTAAATATTCTATCATAAAGAAAAGTTTTACTCTTTTTAGGGTCAAAAAAACTAAAAGAATCTTTTTTAGAACAGTAAAGTATAAATGGTAAATTATGAGATTTACTATTTAACATATCGTTTGGAGAAAATTGATCATTATTAGAATTGTGAGAGTGGTAAACCGCTTTTATGTTTCCTTCATCTGCTGCTAATACGTAATCAAGGGGACGAATAGAAAAGTGTTTATCAGCTTTTTCTGATACATTAGTGCATCTAAAAGTTTTCAACTCTCGCTCTTTTTCCAATACAACACCGCAACATTCTTTAGAACGGTTTTCTAAAGCGTGGTCCTTTATAGATTTTTTTATGTAATCTTCTAAAATCATTGCTGTCTGGACATTTTATTAGCTGCAGGAAAACCTCCATAAGGGAGTTCTCCTTTTTTAATAGGGCAACCTGATCCGGGGTCAACTTTACCTACTGTTCCTGCTCCCCACCTCATTCTGCATCCTGTGAGAGATTTAGAGCATTCGTCAGCTATCCAGAAATCCGAGTTAGGAGGAACTTTTCCTAAGTTGGGAATGGCTGCTGCACCTTCTCCAATAGCACCTTTAGATACAAAATAATATTTTATATTTTCTTTTAGTATATAACAATAATCACCTTTTTCATATGTAGTTGATTTATCCCATAAGCCTAAATCATCTTTCACAGCAAGAGCTGGTCCAGTCCCTCCCAACAAGGTCGATATTCTTTCATCCTTATCATTAGCTACAGGTACAGCTTGTTTAGGTAACCCAGTAGCTTCCGCAGGTTCAAGAATAAGATTAGATGGGACACCGGGTAAGCTGGCTAATTCAGCTTTCTCTAATAAAGGCACTATAGTTTTTTTCTCTGGAGTACCCGCATTAATTACATCGCTTTTGCCATCTTGATACCAGCATCCCAGTCCTCGGTATTGCCAGACACATTTGTCGGCTACAATCATCCTCTTGGGTAATTTTGTTCCTTCTAAATCTAAAACAGAAGAAAGTTCATAGCTCAATACTGATTTATTTTCGGTATCTTTTCGCTCGATAAAGTATACGTCTTTGGGAAGCTCAGCATAAGGGTCAGGTTCGTATCCTTGTGGAATAGGAATATTACCTATATTTTTAAATGTTGATCCTGCGGCTGCACCCACAAAGTTTCTGCGATCTAAATATTTTGCAAATGTGCGTCTACGAGTAACTTTAGCGCCAATAATATCTCCAAATTTTCTTATCTCATTTCTAAGTAGAGCTAACTGGTCTATTCCTGTTTTTGACTGGCTAGCTAAACTTAAACTTGGTCTGGGGAGGGTGCCTTTAGTAGTGGCTTCAAAACCTTCCGCAATTATTGGAGCTGGATAATATTCATACCCTTGCCAAATAATAAAAGAGTTAAAAACTTTTATATTGTTATGAAATCTTAAGATTCCATCATTAACATCGCCCGGGAAGCCGACTTGAGCTGCGTCTTGCCCTAAAGTAATCTCTTTAGTTTCGAGTAGCTTATTTAAATCTATCTCAAACATTGTGACCATCGCAGAAGGG